TAGAAGACAAAGAGGGAAAACTTCCTTCGCGACTCCAACAAGCAACAGTGGGTCTCGATAAATTTCGAGATGAGAAGTTTGCTGACAGAGTATATGAGTTAAATCGTGTTATGATGGCTGTGGCCGCAGCCGACGGAATCGATCCACTGGCACCCACCGTTGATTCAGAATCTTGGGCAGGCAGAAATAATTTAGCTTTTCCGTATACCCCAGAAGAACAAAGGATGTTAGTACATGCGTTTGATGCAGTGGGCAGTCATTACCAAGATTTAAACAATGGCGATTTGAAAAGTCGAGAATTAGAAAGCACTAACAAAGTAAGCCCTGTATCTAAACCAAAGAAAAATAAATTTGGTGTATAATGGATCCGCTTCAAGAATTAAAACTGTTAGCCGGCATAACTAACAGACCAAATTGGACTGCATATCAAGGTTACTCTGGCAGTAACATCAGCGTTACCGGAAATGAAAAAGCCCAGCTGATGCGTAAAAACGACATCAAACCGGGCACTGATGCTTGGTTCAAACTTTGGTTCAGTAAGCCTTATCTTACTGGCGAAAAACCTATCTAAGACTTTGGCTTAATTCCCAAATATTGATACCAACTCTCATGTCGGACCTGCACAGGTCGTTCTCTCCACTTTTTAATCAGTTGGAAGTGATCTGGCTTATACGGCATCCGAAGCGGCTTAATCAGCTTGTGACCTTTTTTGTGGTTACAGTCTTTACAAGCCGTTACACTGTTTTCCCAAGTAGTTTTGCCTCCTTGAGCACGTGGGATCACATGGTCTAGTGTAAGTTCTTTATGTTCGAATACTTCACCACAGTACTGACATTGGTACATGTCGCGCAAGAACATATTGCTACGTGAAAACTTGGCCGACTTTTTAAAGTGAAAATATTCTTTGGTAACAGCAACACAAGGCACATTCATACTGAAATTTTCACTACGAATTACCCAGTCTTCATATTCTTCAACCACAGTGATGCGATCCAAGAAATATAGTTTGACAGCATGTTGCCAACCGATAACACTTAGAGGTAAAACTGAAATTGGATTGTAATCGCTGTTCAACAGCAGTACATCAGACATTTTGAAATCTCACTGGTTAATTCAATAAATACTATTATGTAATATTTACTTATTTAGAGCAACCGGAATATGGCAAAACCTTTAGAAAATGTGCTGATAAAAAAGCCAAATATGCAGGAAAGCTACACTGAACAACAACTTCGAGAAGTTATCAAGTGTGCTGATCCTGTAACAGGCCCGCAGTATTTTCTTGACAATTATTTTTATATTCAACATCCCACTAAGGGACGTATGCTCTATCGACCTTTTGACTATCAACGTAGGTTAGTAGACACTTACCATAATTATAGATACAGCATAAGCCTTATGCCGCGCCAAACAGGAAAGTCTACTACGGCAGCAGGGTATTTACTTTGGTATGCAATGTTTGTGCCCGACAGCACAATTTTGGTGGCAGCACACAAATATACTGGGTCTCAAGAAATTATGCAGCGTATTCGTTATGCATACGAAAGTGTACCTGACTTTATTCGCGCTGGTGTTACTAGTTATAACAAAGGCAGTATAGATTTTGATAATGGATCTCGTATAGTCAGCGCCACTACTACAGAAAACACGGGTCGTGGTATGTCTATATCATTGCTATACTGTGACGAGTTTGCATTCGTTCGACCGACTATTGCAAGTGAATTTTGGACTTCTATTAGTCCTACTCTGGCCACTGGCGGTAAATGTATCATCACAAGTACACCAAACAGCGACGAAGATCAATTTGCTCAAATTTGGCGACAAGCAAACAAGTGCATTGATGAATACGGCAATGAAACTGAACTAGGTGTTAACGGGTTCAGGTCGTACAGAAGCAAATGGCAAGAACATCCAGACAGAGATGATGCATGGGCTACTGAAATGCGAGCTCAACTAGGAGAAGAACGTTTCCGTAGAGAAATGGAATGTGAATTCATTATATATGATGAGACACTAATTAATCCTATTTTTCTAACAGAAATGGCTGGTATTGATCCTTTAATAAAACAAGGTCAAGTACGCTGGTATAAAAAGCCTGAGCAAGGAAATGTATATATTGTTGCACTAGACCCTAGTTTAGGCACAGGCGGTGACCCAGCAGCAATTCAAGTACTAGAGTTACCTAGTATGAAACAAATAGCAGAATGGCAACATAATAAAACGCCAGTCCAAACTCAAATTAAAATTTTATCTGAGATTACAAAAACTTTAGTCGAATCTACAAAATCTAACAATGATGTTTATTACAGTGTCGAAAACAATACTCTAGGCGAAGCAGCTTTAGTGGCTATAAGTGAATTCGGCGAAGAAAATATTAAAGGTATGTTTTTAAGTGAGCCTAAAAAACAAGGATCTAGTAGAGTATATCGAAAAGGTTTTACCACTACTAATAAATCAAAATTGTCTGCTTGTGCGAAATTAAAGAATTTAATTGAAACTAGAAAATTACATGTTGCCAGTAAAGCCCTTGTAAGCGAATTAAAAACTTTTATTGCATCAGGAAGTGGATATGCTGCAAAACTTGGGGAAACAGATGATTTGGTTATGTCGTTAATTCTTGCTGTTAGGATGGCAGTGTTCTTAAGAGAATTCGACCCAAACTTAGACGAAAAATTAAAAGATGACAGGGACGACATAATAATGCCCATGCCCTTCATAATGATTTGATAACCGTTTAGCATAAATATAATACCATGATTGAAATTGATAAAGTAGCCGAAAATTTATTTGACAAGATTCGCAGCCGATTTGACTCTGTTAATATTGGAGACGAAAACGCCAAAGCCACTCTGGATCCTTCTTTGGCCAGATTTTTTAATTTCGATTATATCAAAGACGGCAAAGAGTTTGGAAACATAACAATCAGTCTAGTAGATGACAACAATCTCAAAGTTTATTTTGATAAAGAGATTGATAAAGGCATGTCTCTGGAAGAAAAAAAAGTATGGTATGCTTTTTTAAAAAATTTAAGACTGTTTGCTAAAAGAAATTTATTAACTTTTGACATCAGAGACATTGCCAAAAGTGGATTAAATCTGCGAGATCTGAAACACGCTAACAAAAATGCAGAAGTATTAGGCAAAGACGATATCCGTGTAACAGAAAGCAAGCAATACGGAACAAGTCGCAGCAGTTACGAACTTTACGACAATGTAAAAATTATAGCCAGACACAGCAAGCCAATTGTAGACGAAACTCGTCCCGGTGCAAGAAGCCGAAATATACATGCATTCTACATCGAGAATTCTTTGGGTGAAAGATTTAGATTACCCGAAGGCACTACATTTAATGGCGCAAGAGCCTATGCTCGTCACGTAAAAAATAGTGGCGCAATTCACGACGATTTTGGACAACATATAACTAAAATTATTAAAGAAATGTCATCGTTGAAATTGTTTGTTCGAAATATGCGAGGCAGAACCTTCGAAGACATCGAAACATCTCAAATGGTAGAAAGTGCCATTGATCATTATGGTAAATTACATCGAGACTTATTTACTATACGAAGTCAGAGAGGGTATGACCAATATAAATCATTGTGGCAACCAGAAGTAGTAGACGAAGACCAATTTGACATTGACGAACTTCGTGAACGATTTGTTCGCAAAGTGTTTGATGATAGATTAATGGATGCACTACCTGTGGTTCGACGAGCATATATGCAAAGAAAAAACGCTGTGTCAGATGAATTTGAATCATGGGCCAACGGTATAATCGAAAATATCGGTAATACCATAGACAATCAAAATAAAAAACATGCTAGCTTAAAGTTAGATGTGGAAGAAGACTCAGAAGATGACAGCGGTAATACAGACAGTCCGTTTGCAAATAGTTTAACTGCGGCAGATTCAGATGGCAATGTAATAGACGGCGATGCGGAAGACGAACGATTAGTTCAACTTTTTCAAGAGCATGGATTCGAATTTAGATTTAGCGACGGAGTATATTATTTCGAAAGTCGAGAAGAACTAGAGCGAGCCAAAGATATTATAGCAGCATGGGATCCACATTTTGAATTCCCACGTATGGGAGTTTACGATTACGGATATGGCAGCTACGGAAGTACTACTGCTGATCGAGAGATTGGCAGTTACAGTAATGGTGTTCGCGAAGATGTCAGCGATTCGTATTTGCAATTATTTAAAAAATTAGCCAGCCGCATCAAGTAATAAATGTTTTCGATAAAGAATTCAATGATCGAATTCGATATGCGTAGATTTATCGATTTTGAAGGTAGATGGAGAGTTTCGCCTGAAGTACTGATCGATATTCTAAACAGCAACAGTTACCGTCGAGTTTTATTTAATTTTTTGGACTGCGTCGATTTTGAAATAAGTGGCGCTGACAGTATACTTCGATATGTCTGTAAAAAATGTAAACTACTACCAAATAATGTAATTATTGCACTATATGATCCAGCGGAATTGGAATATGCATCTGTATTCCAAGGAAAACCGATGGCACTATCGTCGATGATACATCGATTTAGTTGTACTATAAACAATGAAAATGCATCTAAAAAATTCTTAGCACTGTATAATAGAACTACATTAAGCAGGATGCGAATGACAAAATTTTTGCAAGATAATTTTAATAACGATTTAATTTTAAGTTGCAACTCGACACTCGATTCTTTTTATCAATGTAATATGTACTTGAAACCGTTAGATGGGAAAGAGCTCGAAGATTGGTTAAGACTCCAGAATGGCCCTGTACAAGATATAACACAAAAGTCAGTTTTGGAAATTATTGAGTTATCATCACAGTTTGCCAAAGACTATCTAATAGAAGTTGTTATGGAATCTAATCCTAGGATTTTGAGAGTAGTAACTGAAAAAACAATGAGAAGTTTTTTATTTGGTAAACCGTTTATTGTATATGCAGCCCCGGGTTTTCTTAAAATACTGACTGACATGGGGTTTAAAACTTTTCAACCGTTTATTAACGAAGACTATGATCTAATAGAAGATCAAAATTTGCGGTTTGCGGCAATACAACAAGAATTACTACGATTAGGAAGCTTGCCAATTGAAACTCTAATAGAACAATTAAAACCGTTAAACGATATTTTTTTGCATAATCAATTATTATTTCGAACTAGAAATTTTGATTTAAACAAAATAAAGTGGAGCAAGAATGCCGATTTCTTTGACCACGCTATGTTTTATCAATGATAGGTGTTATACTACACCTGTGCAAAAACAAAATTTACCTTTTTTCATTGACAGGATAAATATATATGTTATATACTGCAACGGTGCAGTGTATATCTAGGCACAACAAAGACCATCTTAAATTTATAGGAGAAACATTATGGCAACATCTTTAGCAGAAATTCGTGCAAAACTTCAAGCACAAGAAAGCAAAGGCCAAGGCGGCCAATCAGGCGGTGACAATGGCATTTACGCCCATTGGAACATCCCAGAAGGTACTACAGCTCGTGTACGATTCCTTCCAGACGCAAATACTAAAAACACTTTTTTCTGGGTCGAGCGACTAATGATTAAACTGCCTTTCGCAGGTATCAAAGGTCAGGTAGACAGCAAGCCAACATTCGTGCAAGTTCCTTGCGTTGAAATGTGGGGCGAAGCATGTCCTATTCTTGCAGAAGTTCGTACTTGGTTCAAGGACAAGAGCCTTGAAGAAATGGGTCGTAAGTATTGGAAGAAAAAATCTTATCTGTTCCAAGGTTTTGTCCGCGACAACCCGTTGAGCGACGACAAATCCACTGATAATCCAATCCGTCGTTTTATTATTAGCCCTCAGATTTTTAATCTAGTAAAAAATGCACTCATGGATCCAGAATTGGAAAATCTTCCCACTGACTACGAAGGCGGGCTAGATTTTAATATCAAGAAAACCAGCAAAGGCGGGTATGCCGATTACAATACTAGCACATGGGCTCGTAAAGAAAGTGCCCTAACTCAAGCCGAACTTGAAGCAGTGGAAAAATTTGGACTGTATAATTTGGCAGACTTTTTGCCCAAAAAACCCAGTGACACTGAACTAAAAATCATCAAAGAAATGTTCGAAGCCAGTGTAAATGGCGAACCGTTTGATGCAGACAAATGGAGCGCTTATTACAAGCCAGCTGGAATGGCTAGTACTGCTAGTAGCAACAAGTCTGATGATGATCATACGCCCGTTGCAAAACCTGTGGCTGTAGCTCGTCCAGCACCTGCGGCAACACAGGATGATCCCCCTTTTGAAGTAGACGAACCAGAAGTCACTGCACCAGTCGCGGCGGCTAAACCCGCTAGTCAACGTGCAGAAGATATTTTGGCAATGATTCGTAATCGTCAAAAGTAATGAAACTTACAGTTGTACTAGGCGCCTCAGGAGAGGCGTCTTTTGACATCTTACTCAATGATAACGACTTTGTCCGTAAATGGCTGAATGAATTTCGGTGGTGCTTAGACAATTGTAATATCAATCAACAAGAAGCGTTTTCGGGTTTACTAACTTTAAGTGAATCTGAGCAAATTTTAAGAAATGCTTGTGTCACTATTAATAAGTATTTGAAAAATTTTATTGAAATTCCTACAGATTTTGTTTCTCAACCACAAGAATATTTCAATTACTTGCATTTAAAATTTGAACAGTTAAGCGGAGAGTTTGGTAAACCCACCAAACTGTTTAGTATTGCAAACTTAGAGCTCAAAGAAGCTATACGCAATCTAAATTATTTTGTTCATAGAATTGAAAAAAAACAAAAAGTAATACCCAGTCTTTATTTGAGTTTTAATAAAGATCAATATCGACGACTTCCGTTGGAAAAATTAGACTACGAATATTTTGATTTTAAATTTCCACCAGGCACGTTATGTTTACATTATGTTGAGCTTGGAAAAGAATTTTTAGATTTATACGAAGATAATTTATCAATCGAATATGCAAATTTTAAAAATTTGCACTATTACAGCGGAGAAGCATCTCTTATGTTAACTGAAGTTGATTTTTTTAAAGATTTGAAATATGTAGAATGGATTAAAACGAATAACGTTGATCCATACGACAAAACATTGGGGCATGGTCGTATTCCTTTGGGCTCGGTTGACAACCCGGCTGATGTTTATAGTAAAATTCAAGAACACAAACATATAAAAAATATTTTAATTAAGGACTAATTATGGCAAATAAACCATTTGATTTATCAAAATTTAGAAAAAGCATCACCAAAAGCATTGACGGTATTAGTGTAGGATTTAGAGATCCAGACACGTGGATCTCTACCAACAACTATGCACTAAATTATCTTATCAGCGGGGACTTTAATAAAGGAATCCCCATGGGCAAGGTCACTGTATTTGCGGGAGAATCTGGAGCAGGTAAGAGTTTTATTTGTTCGGGCAATCTTGTTAAAAATGCCCAACAACAAGGCATTTATGTTATCTTAATTGACACTGAAAATGCACTGGATGAAGCATGGCTACACGCATTAGGTGTTGATACGTCCGAGGACAAATTGCTTAAACTCAATATGGCTATGATCGATGACGTGGCTAAGATGATTAGTGAATTTGTTAAAGAGTACAAAGTATTACCAGAAGATCAGCGTCCCAAAGTATTGTTCGTGCTAGATTCATTGGGTATGTTGTTAACTCCCACAGACGTTAATCAATTTGACGCAGGTGACTTGAAAGGTGACATGGGACGCAAGCCCAAGGCTCTAACAGCATTAGTGCGTAATTGTGTAAACATGTTTGGTGATTTAAACTTAGGATTAGTGGCCACAAACCATACCTACGCAAGTCAGGACATGTTTGACCCCGACGATAAAATTTCAGGCGGCCAAGGATTTATTTACGCAAGCTCAATTGTTGTTGCTATGCGTAAACTCAAACTCAAAGAGGACGAGGATGGTAACAAGATCAGCGAAGTTAAAGGTATTCGTGCTAGCTGCAAGATTATGAAAACTCGGTATGCCAAACCTTTTGAAAGTGTTCAGGTTAAAATTCCTTACGAAACTGGTATGAACCCTTACAGTGGTTTAGTTGATATGTTTGAAGGAAAAGGTTTATTATCCAAAGAAGGTAACAGCCTTAAATATACTCTAGCAGACGGTACAGTTATTAAACAATTTCGTAAAGCATGGGAGCGAAACGAAAATAATAGTTTAGACAACGTGATGGCAGATTATATTAAGAATCCTCATCAAAAATTGTCTGTTGCAAACGAACAGGAAATCGAAGAATGACAATTGACACAGAATTATTAGGTGAAGTTTATTCGACACTTAAACAATACATTCCCCAAAAGGATAGGCAAGAAGCCAGCGATAATTTAATGAGCATATTGGTTGATCTACTAGGCGACATAGAACTTAAAGAGTTCAGTGGTGTAGATAGTTATACTAAACGTAGTTACGACGAGTATGCTGGTAATTCAATTGATGAAGAAGATCAAGACGACTACGAAGAATAATGTGGTATAATAAAGTAGTATCTGACATGGGAAATATTCCCGCCTTCATAAATTATTATGAAGATGAGTTGATACAGGCCAAATTTGAATGTAATATTAAAGGTAATTTAGAAAAAAATGTTGCTTCATTGCCTGGTATTACAGAACAGAGATTTAACCAGCTACAAGAAATCGAAGCAGTGCTACAGTATCTTAATCTACAATTAAGAAAAATTCGTAAAAAACATTTTCAAAAATATTTAGAAAATTATCCAAGAGCATTAACTAGCAGAGATGCTGAAAAATATGTGGATGGCGAAGATGAAGTAATTGACTTCGAAACTATTATCAATGAAGTTGCATTGGTTCGAAATAAGTGGTTGGGTCTAATGAAAGGTTTGGAAAGTAAAAACTTTATGTTAGGTCATGTAAGTAGACTCAGGACTGCAGGCATGGAAGATATTACTTTATAAGTAGTTGTATGAAAATTGTACTAGTAACTGGCGGATTCGATCCGATTCATAGCGGACATATTGCTTATTTTGAAGAAGCAAAAAAATTAGGAGACCTACTAATAG